CAGTAGTTAACAAACTGTGTTATACCCGGATAGCCTGATCCTTGAAAAACCATTCTCTCGTCTATATATAACTTAGCTCTGTTATTTTTTATATCTAATCTTGCATTTTTATGTGTATATGATGTCAACCACGTCTACCCTTATGAAAAATATCACCCTCTGTAACTACTCTAAAAAATATTCCTTTTTGTTTACACCAGGCTCTTGCTGCGGCCCATTTGGCTTGGTTAACTACGAAGTGTGCTTTGTTATATTTACTCTTTCCTAACTTGTTTTCAAAAGTTTGACTGGCAGGTTTTACTTCAATAAGTTCAACATGTTGTTTTCCTTGAGCATTTACATATGTAATAAAGAAGTCCGGAACGTATATTGTAAATTTACCACTTAGTGGGTTTCTGTATGGAATTTTTACTGCTTCACTTGCCCAATTAGATACACTAGCATGTTCATCACAGAATCGCATAAATGCAAATTCCCAGCTTGATCGATATGTTGGAACTGTTGTGCCGATATACTTTGCCGGGTTTTTTAAAGAATACTTCCCCTGTGCAAATCTAGCCATAGGTTACACCAGTATGTTTCTGCGTTCTGTCTTATCTGTTAAAGTTGACAATGTTGAATATCCTATAGAACTAGTTCTATCTCGGTTATAGTTTAATATTTCAGCAACTACATTACTTAATTTTAGTTCGTCTAATCCCTGTAATGTATCTAATAATTTAAAAACAGGAATTTCATCTAACTTTGCTTGAGATAAAAGTACAGTAGAAACTGCTTTTGCAGCTTCGTTACTAAATCCTCTTTTTTCAAAGTAACCTAGTACTGCATTAACATCGTTGGTTGGAAAACTTAAAGACTTAGTGTAATACTTGTCAAAAAATTGAGTAACTTTCTTATCACTGCCTTCGGAAATATTAGTTGATGGTAAACTTGATGACATGTTATGTTCCTGTTATTAGAGAGTTTAGTGCTGCTCTATCAGCAGTACCTAAGTTATTAAAGTTGGAGGTTGCTGCGTTTACAGTACCAGCATTACCCCCAGACTGGAAATTTGATTGGTGTAATTGTCTTGCGGCTGATTCAATTGCAGACTTATTATTGCTATCGGTCTTTGTTGAAAATGCTTTACTAAGAGAGCTTAATCCTACAACTGCCGCTGTAGCTATTGCTAAGTCGGCAGCTCCGCCAGAGCCTCCATTCTTAGGAAAGAATGTTTGAGCCACTCCGCTGACATCAATGCCGCCAGCTGCTCCAATTGCTCCAGTAAGAACATTAAACCCTTCTTGTCGTAATCCTTCTGATGATAGGTTTCTAACACTTGCTATTAATCCAGCAGCGGATAATCCAGCTTGCAACGGATTATCAAACCCGGTGCCTTGCGTAATGAAGCCAAACAGATTAGACGCTGTTCCAAGTATTCCGCCAATGCCGCCACCGTTTAACATACTAGGCGTAGTATCGTAATGTGACGGGTCACCAAAACCTTTAGGACTGCCGCCGCTACCTGTTTCTACGTTTCCCCTATCATAAAAGACTGCTTCGTACATTACAGTAATTGTGTTTACCATAGTAGTTGCGCCATCTGAAGAATCAACAGTATCATGTTGCCAATCAGTAATAATAGGATTAACTAGAGTATAAGTTGTGTAGGCCTTTCTAGCCATTTGTGAAATTTGAATATTTTGGAAAAATGGCACTGTTTGGCCGTTGTCTAAACCATAACTATGTTGATTTCTTCCTGGTCCTTTATAGGTATTATCGCCGGAGCCTGCTTTATTAAAAGCACCTGGTATTTTTCCATAATTGCCATCTGAAAAGTTATATCGATAATATGCTTCTAGTAATGCTGTAGTAACTCCGTAATTATCATCATGAAATGTAATAGTTACTGGATTATACTTAATTGCTGTTTGTACGTTCTTTTTTCGATTATATTTGTTTTTTGTTTCAACATCAGCACTGAACTTTGGAAGCTCTGCACTTTTAACAAGCATACCAATTTCTAATTCGTGCCTACTTTTTAAGTCGGGTAATACACTAGCTGCTGCTGGATCCATTTGGAAAAAACAGTGGTACAGAAATTTAGTATGTGGGGCTAGTTTTAAATTCTCTGTTACAAATAGTCTACTAGCATGAGCATAGTCACCTAGGTTTCCCTTAGGGCTTAATGCTGCTCCTGCTGCACTATCTAAAAATCCAGTAAATGATGCCATTAGTTTTTACTCTCTAAAAATTTAATTCTCATTTCAAGCTCTTTTATATGTAGTTCCATTTTTCTAACTCGTTTTACACTATCTGCAACTGCTTCAGGTGGCTTAAAGTTATTAGTCCAATTATAGCTGTGTTCTATTTTAGTTTCAGCTTGCATTGATTTCAATTCTAAGTGTCCAATTCTTTCTACTATTCCAAAGTATGCCCATACGGCAATGGCTGTTGCTGCAATTAATCCAACAATGTTTTTTAATGGAATTGCAAATTCTGTACCTTCGTTTATTTTAGTAGCCATACGGTTCTCCTGTGTTAATATTTATCTATTTAAATTAACTGGGTAGATAATTTAGTCATAAAAAAAGAAGCGTTTCCGCTCCTTTTGTTATATATTATTTTATTATGTATTAAACGCCGCCACCTGTAATAAGTGTGTTCACTGTACGTCCAAGTGCTGTACCAATACCAGTACCTTGCGGTGATTGTATTGCATTATCATATTGAATTTCAAGTGTAATTGCCATTGGCTCATTATTTGCATAAGCTAATGATCCGTAATCAGCGTTAGTTACAAAGCAACCGTAAAGTTCAAAAGTTTCTAGTACGTTTGGTGTGTTAGCACCATTACCACCGTCTAATATCTCAATTCTAGCTGTAAACTTGTAATCTTGTCCTGATGCGGCACTTGACTGTTCATAAAAATCAAATTGCTTCTGAAGTTGTTCGCCAACAAGTTTCTGAACGTTGTTATTAACATCTTCACGCAAGTTAAGTGTAATTGGGCTCCAAGTATGTCTACCTGCTAGGTATGCTTTGGAGTTGTATACATCGATTGTAATTGGTTCAAAAGCAACTTTTGGTTTTGTTACATCTACTACTTGTTTAGTTAATTCTGTAGTAGGAGTAGTTACACCAAAGTTTTCTAACGACACCCTAAATCGATATTGTAGTTTCGGCATTAACAAACCCTGATTGCTTGCGGAATCTCCACTTGCTAACGGGACTGTAATTTTTGATAGTGTTGATATAGACATTTAGTTTGCTCCTGTTATAATTATATTTATCATATTAGAGTCCTGCAATTTCACCAGTATTTTTAAGTCTTAATGGAATGTAAATAAACTCCACAGCCTTAACTGGTTCAATAGCTATATCTAAGTAAAGTTCATTACGGTCAATTCTACTCGGAGTATTATTTGATTCATCACAAACTACTAAGAAATCATAGAGTGCTCTTTGACCTACTAATTCTAGTAGTAAGCTCTCTGCGGCTCCTTTAATCTCATCTCGTGTAATCTTATCATTAGGCTCAAAGATATAAGGTTTAGCTAGTTTCTGTAATTGACTACGTAAGTAAATAACCAAACGTGCTACGTTAATTCTATCTAAAGCACTAGTACCTCTTGCACGAGTTTTTTGACCATATGCAACTAAACCTGATCCTGTAATAAATGTAATTGGATTAACATTTTGTGCATATAATACATCACGCTGTCCTTCATTCAATGAAACTACGTTAAATTCGCCTTCTGCATCAACAAATCCTGTTGAGGTTGCATTAGTAATGCCGCCTCGTCTAATACCTGCTGGTGCAAACCATGGATAGCTAACTTGATCACTTAATGCTATTGTTCTTAGCATCATATGACTTGGTGGAACAACTACGTTGTTTCCTGCGTTATCACTAGTGAATCCCCATGGGTAAAACATTCCCATATATTCATCTCTTGTTACAAGTCCATCTGCATTATCTTCTGGCGCTAGTGCAGTGTTAGTTGCCCATGCCTGAAGTTCAGTTGAGTTTGACGTTAGTGTTGCTGGACTATCTCCTACAATAAATGCACTTAGTCCTCTATCATAGTTTAAGCTAACCATTTCACCAATTAGTTCTGGGTAACCTGGAGCAGCTAATAAGTTAAATATTCTTGCCTCATCATCTCTAATTTCATCATTTCCACTAACTAGTGCCTGTAAAGATTGTACAACAACCTTTCGTTGTGCTTTAGAACCAAAACTACCAGAACCGTCTGCTTGGTTTCCTGACTCTGTAACCCAACGGTGTGGATAGTAAGTTTCCATAGCCGCATCATCCATTCTAATATTGTCGCCGTTTACGTTAACCCAATTACGTTCAAAACGCTTAACATTAAATCCGCTTCTACGTAAGTTCCATAGTAACATACCTTTTGGATATAGTGCTGGATCTGGAGCATCTGGATCTAAATAATTGCTCTCTAACAATTCGTCAATTTCACCTGCTGTTGATAATGCTCCGGTTGTTGCCCAACGAGCATCGCCAAATA